ATGCCGACGGAATGCCAGCAGACAACAACGCATTCCTGGAGCTGGATATCAGCGGCCTAAAGGCGGCCACCTGGAAGGTAGCCGTGGTGGAGGAGACCGCACCCTCTACGGACGCCGCCCTGGCGGACCTCCGGATCGGCTCCCTCGCCCTCTCCCCCGCCTTCAGCAGCGAAACCACGGCCTACTCGGCTTCCACCTCCAATGCCACCAATACCATTACGGCCATCCCGGACAACGCAGCGGCCTCGGTACAGCTGACGGTGAACGATCTGGAAATGGACAACGGGACGGCGGCCTCCTGGAACACGGGAACCAATACGGTAAAAATCACAGTCACGGCGGAGGATGGGAAAACTTCTAAAACCTACACCGTCACAGTCACCAAGTCGGCGGGATGAGCGTCCTGTGGGAACCTCTGCCGGAGGGGCTGCTGGAGGACGTAAAGGCCTTTCTGAACATCACTTGGACGGATAAAGCCACGGACCGAAAGGTGGAGGAGCATATCCGCTCCGGCATGCACTACTTAGACGGAAGGGCCGGGGAACCGCTTGACTACAGTTGGCCCGGGGACGGGCGGACGCTGCTGTTTGAGTACGTCCGCTACGCCCGGGACGGGGCCCTGGACGTTTTTGAAAACAACTACGGCCACTTGATCCTGGCCATGCAGAACGACCTGAAGGTGATGCGCTATGCGGAAAAATCCCTTTCGCCCGGACAATGAAATTTCCCAGACCTACAACAGCGGCGTGGTTTCCATCTACCGGGTGACCGACGAAGCGGAGCCGGGGTATGCCCCGGTCCCACGGCTGGAGCTCCGGGTAACGCTCCACTATGAGGAACTGCGGCTGGGCCTGCTTCGCTTCTATTCCGCCAAGCAGGACCAGGTCCAGGTGGAGCGGGTCCTCCGGGCGCCCCGGCGGCCGGAGGTCTCCCCCCAGGACGTGGCCGTCACCGAGGACGGGCGGCAGTTCCAAATTGAGCTAGTCCAGACGGCGGAGGGCGTGTTTCCGCCGTCTATGGACCTGACGCTGAAAAAGGTGGAGCGGATTTATGAACTGCCGGAGGAGGGTGCCCATGCGGTGGTATGAGACAATCGTCGCGGCCCACCGGCTGGTGACGGATCAGGTGAGCCACCGGAAGCGCCTCAAGTCGGAACGCTATTTCGTCTGGCAGGAGGACGGGGCCAACGACCTGGTGGCCAACAATGCCCACGTGGAGGGAGCCGTCACCGGGTCCACGGACCTGTTCACCAAGCAGGAATTCGACCCCTGGGCGGAGGCCCTGGGCCCGGCGCTGACCAGCTGCGGCATCGCCTGGAGGCTGGTGTCTGTCAGCTACGAGGAGAACACCGGCTTTATACACTACTCTTGGGATTGGGAGGTGCCGGACGGTGGCTAAGATCACATACACGGGAATTGACGGCACCATGGCCCGGCTAGATGCCCTGGAGCTGGGGGTCCGGGATCAGATCATCGGCAGGATGGTTTACGATGGTGCGGACATTGTGGCGGACGCCGTGCGGGAGGAAATTGAGCGCCTGCCCACCTCTCAGCACAAAGGCAAGCCCTGGTTTGGGCGGCCAGGCTATCTGGCCAGGGGGCCCAGCGAGGAGCAGAAAAAGGGCCTTCTGGACAGCCTGGGCGTGTCCCCCATGCGAAATGACGAAGGCTTCCTGAATGTGTCCATCGGTTTCGACGGCTACAACCGCGTAACCAGCAAGCGCTGGCCCAGGGGAGAGCCCAACCAGATGGTGGCCCGGGCCGTCGCCAGGGGCACCTCTTTCATGGAGGCAAATCCTTTTTTCAAGGCCGCCGTCAATAAAACCCGGTCAAAGGCCAAAAGCGCTATGAAGAAGACGGCTGAAAAGGCGATTGAAAGCGTATGGCTGGCGGGAATAAGGCGCGCAGAAGCGAACTACCAAAAATACCTGAGCGAAAAAAAGAAAGGGTGAATACATATGGCCGGTATCGGCATGTACGGCGTCTATTATTCCAAATGCGTGAAAGAAGACGGTATCACAACGGGATACACAGGCGGCGTGAAAATGCTTGGAAAAGCAATTTCCGCCACCTTTACCCCCAGCAATCCGGAGGATAATCCGCTCTACGCTAACAACGGGGTATCGGAAAATGACTCCTCCAGCGCCTCCGGCGGCACGCTGGACATGACGCTGGACCGTCTGAAACAGGATGCCGCAGCGGACCTGTTTGGACTGACGGTGGAAGAGGTCTCCGTCAATGTGGGTGACACCGCGGTGACGGGTCAGGCCCTGAAGTACCACGGGAATGAGCAGTCTGCCCCGGTGGGCATTGCATTTGTGCGGATGCACCAGCAGGACGGCATGCGAAAGCATGAGGTGGTGCTTTACCGTTCCGCTATCTTCGGCATGCCCGACGAAGAGGCCCAGACCATGGGAGAATCTATTGAGTGGCAGACCCCGGAGATTTCGGGCACCGTTCAGGGCTTGGAAGGGGACGGGTCTACCCCTTGGTATGAATCCGTGGTGTTTCCCAGCCAGGAGGCGGCTCTGGCATACATCAATGACTGCTTCAAAGAGAATACGCCCGCAATCCGGGTCTCCGGAAAGGTGAGCGTCTGATATGCGAGTCGTACATATTACCCTGGCCGGGGTCAAGTACCCCATGTGCATGTCTCTCTCCTCGGTCAAACGGATTGAAGAGGAGTTTGGAAGTCTGGGAAAGATGATGGCAGCCCTGTCTGACATCGAAACATGCGGCATAACCCCCATGATTGAAGCCATTGAGACGGCCCTTGGCATTTTCCTGGACGCGGGGCGAATCTACTGCGGCATCAACGGCGAAACCGTTCCCCCGCTGCCGGACTGCCCTCTGTCCGACCTGATCGGCGCGGACGACGCGGATTTAGTCGAGTCGATCCTGGAGGTGGTGGGCACCAGCTCCAAGCGGGAAGTGGAGGCCGCTCCCCCAAAAAAGGAGGCAGCGGCGGCAGAGGCCCCGGAGGAGGGCGCCCCTGGCTCTGCTTTGCCGCCACCCAAGCAGGACTGACCAACCAGGAGGCCCACGCCCTCCCCATCGGGGAGGTGCTGGACCGAATCGCCGTGTGGCAAATCGTATGCTGCGGGGCGAAGGAGGTGCACCGTCCCACCGGCTCCCTGGCGGAGCAAATGGCAGCCCTCAGTTCGCGGCCTTGATAAAAACCGCGCTTGAAGCTTCCATGAAAGGACGGTGAGCCCATGGCTTACGACATCGGGGTGCGGCTGGGGGTTGACGGTGAAAAGGCCTTCCGGTCCAGCATCAACGCTATTAACGCGAATATCAAGGCCATGGGCTCCGAGCTCAAGGCGGTGACGGCGCAGTTTGCCAAGAACGCCGACAGCGAGGAGGCCCTGACGGCGAAAAACCAGGTGCTGGCCAAGTCCATCGCCGCTACCAAGGAAAAAATCAGCGTGCTGGACAAGCAGCTGGAGCGTCAGGCGGAGAAGCTCCGGGACCTGGGGCAGGCCCTGGACGATGTGGTGAAGTCCCACGGGGCGGAGTCCAAGGAGGCCCTGGCGGCCCAGAACGCCTACAACAATCAGGCCAAGGCCGTGGCGAAGCTCCAGGACCAGCTGAACGGCGCCAAGGCCGAGTTGGCGGGGATGGAAAACGCCGTCAAGGACAACAAGGACGCCATCGACGGCCTGGGCCGGGAGGTGGAGGACGCCGGGGAGGCCATGGACGAGGCGGGGCGGAATGCTGTCTCGTTTGGTGACATCCTCAAGGCCAATATCATTTCCGACCTTGTGGTAGAGGGCATCCGAAAGATTACCGACGGTCTAAAGGATTTTGCCCGATTTTCCCTGGAATCCGGCATGAATTTCGAGGCCCAAATGAGCCGGGTGCAGGCCATTTCCGGCGCTACCGCCGAGGAGGCGGGACTGCTGGCCGACAAGGCCAAGGAGATGGGCGAGAGCACGGTTTTCTCCGCCACGGAATCCGCCCAGGCCCTGGAGTACATGGCCATGGCGGGCTGGAAAACAGACGACATGCTCAGCGGCCTGGCGGGCATCATGAATCTGGCGGCGGCTTCCGGGGAGGACCTGGCGGCCACGTCGGACATTGTGACAGACGCTCTGACGGCCTTCGGCCTGACGGCGGCGGACAGCACCCATTTTGCCGATGTGCTGGCGGTGGCCTCCAGCAATGCCAACACCAATGTGGGCATGATGGGGGAGACGTTTAAATACGTGGCTCCCGTAGCAGGGGCATTGGGATACAATGTTGAAGATGTTGCTCTAGCTGTTGGCCTTATGGCGAATAATGGAATTAAAGCCAGTCAAGCTGGAACATCGTTACGTGGCGCTCTCACGCACCTCGCAAAGCCTACAGAAAATGTCTGGAATGCCTTGTCGGAATTGGGACTTGCTCTTTCCGATACAACCGATGATTTTGAAGGCGTAACCAATAATTTAGGCGAATACAACGCCGTTCTTTACAACAATGATGGAACAACAAAGTCTTTTTCTGAAACAATCGAGACATTAAGGAATGCTTTTTCTGATTTAAGCGAAGGCGAAAAAACCTTCTATGCCTCGACATTGTTTGGAACTGAAGCTATGTCGGGGATGCTGGGCATCTTAAATGCTTCTGACGATGAAGTCCAAAAGTTATCATCTGCAATAGCGGATGCTGACGGTGCGGCGCTGGAAATGTCTAAAACTATGACGGACAATCTCTCTGGTTCTCTGACGTTGATGCAGTCAGCGGCGGAGGGGGTTGGTATCTCTCTTTATAAGAAAGTAAAAGAGCCGCTTACCGCAGTTATTAACGACATTACAAACAATGCGCTGCCCGCCGTGCAGCAGTTTATTGATTCTGTCGATACGGAAGACATCACGGCGGGAATCAACGGTTTCCTGGGCGCTATGCAAACACTTATCCCTGTTCTAGTTGGAGCAACGGCGGCAATGGCGGCCTATAAAACAACATCGAGCATTGCTGGGCTGATTGACAAGCTGAAAATTGCTACTAACAGTCAGACCGTGGCCCAGGCGGCGCTGAATGCGGTTATGAATGCAAATCCCTTTGTCCTGGTGGCTACGCTGATTGCTGGCCTTGTGACGGCCCTTGTTACCCTGTACATGACGAACGAAACCTTCCGAAATAAGGTCAACGCCGCCTGGACCTCTGTCACAACGACAATTTCAAGTGGTGTTTCTAAAATCAAAACCTTTTTTACCGTCGATATCCCGAATGCGGGTCAAAAGGCCCTGAACTGGTTCCTGGACACTCCAGACCAGCTGAAGCAAGTGGGAAAAGACCTCATAACTTCTCTCTGGAACGGAATAAGCGATAAAGTTGAGTGGCTGAAGAAAAAGGTTGGGGGCGTTATCGACAGCATCAAAGGGGTTTTCGGCGGCGGGTCCAGCTCCATGGCCTCCAGCGGCGGGGGCGCGGGGCGGCGTTCTGCGGCGGCTCCGGCGGCAATGGCGGTTTGGGAGCCGGAGGCCGAGCCAAATCCTGCCCCCTTCCGGGCGGCGCGGTTTGGCAGTGGTCTCATTCCCCAGGCGCTCACGCGTTCCCTCTCCGAGACGGAGGCGGGGGTGCGGACCACGGCGGCGATCCGGCGGGTACAGCGGGACATGGCGGACGCCGGGGCCAGCGTGGCGGCCTATTACACCGCCCCAGAGCGGCGCGGCGGCGGGAATCCTTCGGCGGGGAACGCCGGAAATGGTATGGATTACCGGGCTCTTGTTTCTGCGTTCCAGGAGGCTATGGAGAACATGAATATCAACCTGGATGGGCGGAAGGTTGGCCGCATGACCACTAATCAGCAAAGCAACATGGGCCGGGCCTTTGGGACGGCCTGAGCGGATAATTCAAATTGTGTCCAAGTTGGACACAATCGCGGAAGGAGGCGCGCCATGGAGGCGAAGCTCGTGATCAACGGCGTGGACTTCGCCCCCCGGGGCAAGTCCGGCGGCATCCAGCAGCAGTATGCCATCCGGCGAAGCCGGGAAGTGGTGGCCACCGACGGCACCATCTACCGGCGGGAGATCAAGAAGCGGCACCTGTCCGTCTCCCTGGTGGAGCTGCGGGACAGCACCCTCCGGCGGCTGGCCGGGGCCCCGGCCAGCCGCCGGAGGGTGCTGTCCCGCAGCTCCACCAGGGAGACGGACAGGTGCCGCTTCTTGATCTCCCGCCGGTAGATGGTGCCGTCGGTGGCCACCACTTCCCGGCTTCGCCGGATGGCATACTGCTGCTGGATGCCGCCGGACTTGCCCCGGGGGGCGAAGTCCACGCCGTTGATCACGAGCTTCGCCTCCATGGCGCGCCTCCTTCCGCGATTGTGTCCAACTTGGACACAATTTGAATTATCCGCTCAGGCCGTCCCAAAGGCCCGGCCCATGTTGCTTTGCTGATTAGTGGTCATGCGGCCAACCTTCCGCCCATCCAGGTTGATATTCATGTTCTCCATAGCCTCCTGGAACGCAGAAACAAGAGCCCGGTAATCCATACCATTTCCGGCGTTCCCCGCCGAAGGATTCCCGCCGCCGCGCCGCTCTGGGGCGGTGTAATAGGCCGCCACGCTGGCCCCGGCGTCCGCCATGTCCCGCTGTACCCGCCGGATCGCCGCCGTGGTCCGCACCCCCGCCTCCGTCTCGGAGAGGGAACGCGTGAGCGCCTGGGGAATGAGACCACTGCCAAACCGCGCCGCCCGGAAGGGGGCAGGATTTGGCTCGGCCTCCGGCTCCCAAACCGCCATTGCCGCCGGAGCCGCCGCAGAACGCCGCCCCGCGCCCCCGCCGCTGGAGGCCATGGAGCTGGACCCGCCGCCGAAAACCCCTTTGATGCTGTCGATAACGCCCCCAACCTTTTTCTTCAGCCACTCAACTTTATCGCTTATTCCGTTCCAGAGAGAAGTTATGAGGTCTTTTCCCACTTGCTTCAGCTGGTCTGGAGTGTCCAGGAACCAGTTCAGGGCCTTTTGACCCGCATTCGGGATATCGACGGTAAAAAAGGTTTTGATTTTAGAAACACCACTTGAAATTGTCGTTGTGACAGAGGTCCAGGCGGCGTTGACCTTATTTCGGAAGGTTTCGTTCGTCATGTACAGGGTAACAAGGGCCGTCACAAGGCCAGCAATCAGCGTAGCCACCAGGACAAAGGGATTTGCATTCATAACCGCATTCAGCGCCGCCTGGGCCACGGTCTGACTGTTAGTAGCAATTTTCAGCTTGTCAATCAGCCCAGCAATGCTCGATGTTGTTTTATAGGCCGCCATTGCCGCCGTTGCTCCAACTAGAACAGGGATAAGTGTTTGCATAGCGCCCAGGAAACCGTTGATTCCCGCCGTGATGTCTTCCGTATCGACAGAATCAATAAACTGCTGCACGGCGGGCAGCGCATTGTTTGTAATGTCGTTAATAACTGCGGTAAGCGGCTCTTTTACTTTCTTATAAAGAGAGATACCAACCCCCTCCGCCGCTGACTGCATCAACGTCAGAGAACCAGAGAGATTGTCCGTCATAGTTTTAGACATTTCCAGCGCCGCACCGTCAGCATCCGCTATTGCAGATGATAACTTTTGGACTTCATCGTCAGAAGCATTTAAGATGCCCAGCATCCCCGACATAGCTTCAGTTCCAAACAATGTCGAGGCATAGAAGGTTTTTTCGCCTTCGCTTAAATCAGAAAAAGCATTCCTTAATGTCTCGATTGTTTCAGAAAAAGACTTTGTTGTTCCATCATTGTTGTAAAGAACGGCGTTGTATTCGCCTAAATTATTGGTTACGCCTTCAAAATCATCGGTTGTATCGGAAAGAGCAAGTCCCAATTCCGACAAGGCATTCCAGACATTTTCTGTAGGCTTTGCGAGGTGCGTGAGAGCGCCACGTAACGATGTTCCAGCTTGACTGGCTTTAATTCCATTATTCGCCATAAGGCCAACAGCTAGAGCAACATCTTCAACATTGTATCCCAATGCCCCTGCTACGGGAGCCACGTATTTAAACGTCTCCCCCATCATGCCCACATTGGTGTTGGCATTGCTGGAGGCCACCGCCAGCACATCGGCAAAATGGGTGCTGTCCGCCGCCGTCAGGCCGAAGGCCGTCAGAGCGTCTGTCACAATGTCCGACGTGGCCGCCAGGTCCTCCCCGGAAGCCGCCGCCAGATTCATGATGCCCGCCAGGCCGCTGAGCATGTCGTCTGTTTTCCAGCCCGCCATGGCCATGTACTCCAGGGCCTGGGCGGATTCCGTGGCGGAGAAAACCGTGCTCTCGCCCATCTCCTTGGCCTTGTCGGCCAGCAGTCCCGCCTCCTCGGCGGTAGCGCCGGAAATGGCCTGCACCCGGCTCATTTGGGCCTCGAAATTCATGCCGGATTCCAGGGAAAATCGGGCAAAATCCTTTAGACCGTCGGTAATCTTTCGGATGCCCTCTACCACAAGGTCGGAAATGATATTGGCCTTGAGGATGTCACCAAACGAGACAGCATTCCGCCCCGCCTCGTCCATGGCCTCCCCGGCGTCCTCCACCTCCCGGCCCAGGCCGTCGATGGCGTCCTTGTTGTCCTTGACGGCGTTTTCCATCCCCGCCAACTCGGCCTTGGCGCCGTTCAGCTGGTCCTGGAGCTTCGCCACGGCCTTGGCCTGATTGTTGTAGGCGTTCTGGGCCGCCAGGGCCTCCTTGGACTCCGCCCCGTGGGACTTCACCACATCGTCCAGGGCCTGCCCCAGGTCCCGGAGCTTCTCCGCCTGACGCTCCAGCTGCTTGTCCAGCACGCTGATTTTTTCCTTGGTAGCGGCGATGGACTTGGCCAGCACCTGGTTTTTCGCCGTCAGGGCCTCCTCGCTGTCGGCGTTCTTGGCAAACTGCGCCGTCACCGCCTTGAGCTCGGAGCCCATGGCCTTGATATTCGCGTTAATAGCGTTGATGCTGGACCGGAAGGCCTTTTCACCGTCAACCCCCAGCCGCACCCCGATGTCGTAAGCCATGGGCTCACCGTCCTTTCATGGAAGCTTCAAGCGCGGTTTTTATCAAGGCCGCGAACTGAGGGCTGCCATTTGCTCCGCCAGGGAGCCGGTGGGACGGTGCACCTCCTTCGCCCCGCAGCATACGATTTGCCACACGGCGATTCGGTCCAGCACCTCCCCGATGGGGAGGGCGTGGGCCTCCTGGTTGGTCAGTCCTGCTTGGGTGGCGGCAAAGCAGAGCCAGGGGCGCCCTCCTCCGGGGCCTCTGCCGCCGCTGCCTCCTTTTTTGGGGGAGCGGCCTCCACTTCCCGCTTGGAGCTGGTGCCCACCACCTCCAGGATCGACTCGACTAAATCCGCGTCGTCCGCGCCGATCAGGTCGGACAGAGGGCAGTCCGGCAGCGGGGGAACGGTTTCGCCGTTGATGCCGCAGTAGATTCGCCCCGCGTCCAGGAAAATGCCAAGGGCCGTCTCAATGGCTTCAATCATGGGGGTTATGCCGCATGTTTCGATGTCAGACAGGGCTGCCATCATCTTTCCCAGACTTCCAAACTCCTCTTCAATCCGTTTGACCGAGGAGAGAGACATGCACATGGGGTACTTGACCCCGGCCAGGGTAATATGTACGACTCGCATATCAGACGCTCACCTTTCCGGAGACCCGGATTGCGGGCGTATTCTCTTTGAAGCAGTCATTGATGTATGCCAGAGCCGCCTCCTGGCTGGGAAACACCACGGATTCATACCAAGGGGTAGACCCGTCCCCTTCCAAGCCCTGAACGGTGCCCGAAATCTCCGGGGTCTGCCACTCAATAGATTCTCCCATGGTCTGGGCCTCTTCGTCGGGCATGCCGAAGATAGCGGAACGGTAAAGCACCACCTCATGCTTTCGCATGCCGTCCTGCTGGTGCATCCGCACAAATGCAATGCCCACCGGGGCAGACTGCTCATTCCCGTGGTACTTCAGGGCCTGACCCGTCACCGCGGTGTCACCCACATTGACGGAGACCTCTTCCACCGTCAGTCCAAACAGGTCCGCTGCGGCATCCTGTTTCAGACGGTCCAGCGTCATGTCCAGCGTGCCGCCGGAGGCGCTGGAGGAGTCATTTTCCGATACCCCGTTGTTAGCGTAGAGCGGATTATCCTCCGGATTGCTGGGGGTAAAGGTGGCGGAAATTGCTTTTCCAAGCATTTTCACGCCGCCTGTGTATCCCGTTGTGATACCGTCTTCTTTCACGCATTTGGAATAATAGACGCCGTACATGCCGATACCGGCCATATGTATTCACCCTTTCTTTTTTTCGCTCAGGTATTTTTGGTAGTTCGCTTCTGCGCGCCTTATTCCCGCCAGCCATACGCTTTCAATCGCCTTTTCAGCCGTCTTCTTCATAGCGCTTTTGGCCTTTGACCGGGTTTTATTGACGGCGGCCTTGAAAAAAGGATTTGCCTCCATGAAAGAGGTGCCCCTGGCGACGGCCCGGGCCACCATCTGGTTGGGCTCTCCCCTGGGCCAGCGCTTGCTGGTTACGCGGTTGTAGCCGTCGAAACCGATGGACACATTCAGGAAGCCTTCGTCATTTCGCATGGGGGACACGCCCAGGCTGTCCAGAAGGCCCTTTTTCTGCTCCTCGCTGGGCCCCCTGGCCAGATAGCCTGGCCGCCCAAACCAGGGCTTGCCTTTGTGCTGAGAGGTGGGCAGGCGCTCAATTTCCTCCCGCACGGCGTCCGCCACAATGTCCGCACCATCGTAAACCATCCTGCCGATGATCTGATCCCGGACCCCCAGCTCCAGGGCATCTAGCCGGGCCATGGTGCCGTCAATTCCCGTGTATGTGATCTTAGCCACCGTCCGGCACCTCCCAATCCCAAGAGTAGTGTATAAAGCCGGTGTTCTCCTCGTAGCTGACAGACACCAGCCTCCAGGCGATGCCGCAGCTGGTCAGCGCCGGGCCCAGGGCCTCCGCCCAGGGGTCGAATTCCTGCTTGGTGAACAGGTCCGTGGACCCGGTGACGGCTCCCTCCACGTGGGCATTGTTGGCCACCAGGTCGTTGGCCCCGTCCTCCTGCCAGACGAAATAGCGTTCCGACTTGAGGCGCTTCCGGTGGCTCACCTGATCCGTCACCAGCCGGTGGGCCGCGACGATTGTCTCATACCACCGCATGGGCACCCTCCTCCGGCAGTTCATAAATCCGCTCCACCTTTTTCAGCGTCAGGTCCATAGACGGCGGAAACACGCCCTCCGCCGTCTGGACTAGCTCAATTTGGAACTGCCGCCCGTCCTCGGTGACGGCCACGTCCTGGGGGGAGACCTCCGGCCGCCGGGGCGCCCGGAGGACCCGCTCCACCTGGACCTGGTCCTGCTTGGCGGAATAGAAGCGAAGCAGGCCCAGCCGCAGTTCCTCATAGTGGAGCGTTACCCGGAGCTCCAGCCGTGGGACCGGGGCATACCCCGGCTCCGCTTCGTCGGTCACCCGGTAGATGGAAACCACGCCGCTGTTGTAGGTCTGGGAAATTTCATTGTCCGGGCGAAAGGGATTTTTCCGCATAGCGCATCACCTTCAGGTCGTTCTGCATGGCCAGGATCAAGTGGCCGTAGTTGTTTTCAAAAACGTCCAGGGCCCCGTCCCGGGCGTAGCGGACGTACTCAAACAGCAGCGTCCGCCCGTCCCCGGGCCAACTGTAGTCAAGCGGTTCCCCGGCCCTTCCGTCTAAGTAGTGCATGCCGGAGCGGATATGCTCCTCCACCTTTCGGTCCGTGGCTTTATCCGTCCAAGTGATGTTCAGAAAGGCCTTTACGTCCTCCAGCAGCCCCTCCGGCAGAGGTTCCCACAGGACGCTCATCCCGCCGACTTGGTGACTGTGACGGTGTAGGTTTTAGAAGTTTTCCCATCCTCCGCCGTGACTGTGATTTTTACCGTATTGGTTCCCGTGTTCCAGGAGGCCGCCGTCCCGTTGTCCATTTCCAGATCGTTCACCGTCAGCTGTACCGAGGCCGCTGCGTTGTCCGGGATGGCCGTAATGGTATTGGTGGCATTGGAGGTGGAAGCCGAGTAGGCCGTGGTTTCGCTGCTGAAGGCGGGGGAGAGGGCGAGGGAGCCGATCCGGAGGTCCGCCAGGGCGGCGTCCGTAGAGGGTGCGGTCTCCTCCACCACGGCTACCTTCCAGGTGGCCGCCTTTAGGCCGCTGATATCCAGCTCCAGGAATGCGTTGTTGTCTGCTGGCATTCCGTCGGCAT